AATCTACGGTGTAGTCTGGTCCTGTATTCATTTTTTGTAGAAAGGTTGCCAGTGCTGCCAATTATATTTATGAACTGCCCACATTCCTATGATGGGAACAAAGACAAGACACCATGCCATAAAACCAACACCATAGGGATTGTTTAATACTGTCCCACAAAATCTAGCAAACTGTAACATCATACTGGATAAGCGTTATTGATTCCCCAGATGATAAAAAAAGCAATGCTACCTAAAATTATTAATGAAGGTATTATTTTCATATCGTTTTTGCGTTTGTCCATAAGTCTCGAAAATAAAAATCTATATGAGTTAGTGTTCCTTCGGAATGATTGTTATCGGAATTTGCCCATTGGTAACTAAAATGCATCATTTCCATAGTGATATGATTTGTACCATACATTCTAGAAAATGATGACAAAGCAAAATTATATCTTTTTATCAATTCAGGAGACGATTCTGTAATATTCATCGTGGTCTCTTAATTTACGTGAACAACGCCAGTCATACCTGCGCCCTGGTGAGGACCACAGAAGAAGTTATAGTCTCCTACGTCAGCAAATACAACGTCTTGTGATTCTCCTGGAGCAAACAATAGTGCTTCTCTAGAAAGATCTGGACGTGCCTCAACAATAATATTGTGAGGAGGTAGTGATTCATTGATAAAATGAACTGTATCACCAGCAGAGATTGTGATCTCATTTGGTGAAAATGCTAAGTTGCCATTAGCACCCATTGCTACATCTACTGCCCATACTGGAGCAGCAAAAAATAACACAACCAGAAACGTGATTAAAGCTTTCATTTTGATACAGAATATTGTTCTTTGTAAGTATTGAGTTTATTGATTAGATCATTATACTCGTCCCACATCCACTCAGAACCTGTCCTCTCTTGATAGAGACGGCAAGCTGTGATTAAACGTGTGATGTCGCTGTCGTTTAAACGCATTGTCATATCAGAACTCATAATATAATTATAGATTGTATAAGTAAAATTGCTCTATTTTAACATTCTTTTCACAAGTTTGTCAGCAATTCCACTTACGTAGTGATTTGTTGATTCTGCTGTCCTTGTCGTTAGCAGTTTTTTTGCTAGTTAATTTCTTTTTCATACCTTTCATTCTACTGCAAAAGGATGCCCTACGGGGGTTTCCAACCTTTTTGCTTGGTGCTTTAAGGTCAGATCCTGGATTTTCCTTTTCATAAGATCTTCGTCCCTTTTCATTGAGACCTCCTTCTTTGTTTTTGCCTGCTTTTTTTGTCCAGGCTGCTTCTGTGGTGAGTTCAAAACTTTCTTTGGCAGTCCTCGCCGCCTTTTGAAAAGCATCCTTAGCGGGGTAGTCCTTACTATCTGACTTCGCTGGTGCTTCTCCTCGTTTTCGCTTTGCGTGGATATTTGCGTAGAGACCGCGCTTTGCTTCACAGAGTTCTTTTAGTTCTTTATAATCTCTCATGACAACCGACGAGGGTTTACGAGATTATTTATATCAACCCATGTGTGCTACGGATGTGCCGTAAACATCACTCACGCCACTCTCTGTCTCTAGGGTATCTGTAGATTCTTTATCAATCATAATAGGACGATGTGGAGCAACATAAACACTACCAAGAGTAGTGCCACCAATATTCTTGAGTGTAACTAGATGAGCATTACCACCATTATGATTATGTTGTAATAGAATTTTAGTGCCACTGTCAATATTATTGCCAGTAGTTGTAAGGACAGTTGCCTCTCCTAATAGTTTGACTACGTTCATCGTTTTCCTCCACTCATATCTTTGAGCATCTTTTGAAGCTCTGCTGTAGATCCTACAAACATAGCGTTGTTGGTAACCTTGGATGGACCTTTCTTATCTTCGTCAAGATCCTTCATCTTCTTATGTAAGTCAGCAAGTTTATCAGTCATGTCTGCAACGTGCTTCATTGCCGCTACAGCGACTTCATACGCTCTAGGGTGCCCTGACTCCTGAGCGACCTCTAACGCCCCGTTGACCGCCTCCTGACCCTTGTCTATGAGGGAGTACAATTCAGTTCGTGTATATCTGTAATCTTTTTCACGATCTTCAGCATCAACCTTAGGTGGTTGTGGTTTAGATGGTTTAGATTCCTCAACAGGTTCAGCACTAATGTTGAGGATTTCCTCCATGTTATCTTCTAGGTTACTCATAAGAATTGAATCCCTTCATTAAATCCAAAGTCATCACCAGCATCAACTAAGGCATCATCGTTTACATCGATAACTCCATCAGTATTGATATCTGTAACTGCTTTTGGTGTATATGTTCTTGTAATTGTTCTACGACCGACATCAAGATCGCCCAAAGTTTCGTGAATAATTGCTTTCTTGATAACATCCGCAGTATTGTATGGACCATATAGATATGATTTCATCGTAAACTGTAGCGTATAAGCAATATATCTACGCTCTAGAAAACTATCATCCCACTCATCTTCTCCACTGATACCATTTAATATGATAGCAATATCACGTTTCTCATTCATGTCTGGTATCATGTTAAGAGTGATACTAAAAGATGGTTGAAAATATGGCAGAATTTGTTCTACAATCTGTAAAGCATCATCCTGAGATTTTGCAATAACACCTAGTTCAAAATTTATATTATAAGGAACAGGAACATATTGAACTCTAACTTCGCCACCATTACCATCAATGATAGTTTTGTATTTTTGAATTGGTGATGTTTTACGGGAAGAATCGTAATCAATTCCTGTCATCTCAAAGTATATACGAGGCAAAGTAATTGCTACTTTGCTGCTGCTAGCATTCTCTCCAACACGAACCAAGAACTTTTGCTTTGGTCCGTAGGCAAGAGGAACTTTTTGTTCTTCTAATACTTCTCCTGTGTCAGGATCAGAACTCTTCATTGTGATATTATTGAAGAGTGTACCAAATGCAATAATGTTCTTGCGAACTATTTGGTTATAAAAATGTGATCCTAACATTAGATGCTATCCGTAAAGTTACCAAATTCACCAAATGGATTACCTTCTGTCCAATCAATAATCTCATCACCAGAATCTTCGATCTGTCTATTCTGATCGTAGTTGCTGTTAGTATTATTTAGAGTGTCAAATGTCTCAGGAGACCAGGTAGCACCTGAAGTTAGTCCAGTAATTACTTCAGCAGTAGTAAACGTTCCTGTTCTATTATATACTTCTAGAGATCTAGTTGTGCTATCCCAAGACTTGACTTCTGCCCTATTGTCCTTAGGCGAGTAATCAATAGTAACAGTAGGATCACTCGTATATCCAGTTCCACCAGATGTAATTAGAATACTATTAACAAGACCAGTAGAACTAACTGCAGCAGTTGCTGTAGCACCTGTTCCACCTCCTCCAGTAATAGTAACTGTTGGTGGAGTTGCTTGCTTATAATGTGATCCGCCATCTGTAATAGTGATACTATCTACAGCATCGCCATCAGTTGTTCCTGTTGCTTTCGCTAGGAACTCATCACCAACAATCTCTTCTCCAACAGTAAAGTCTCCAGATCCACCAGGATCCATGAAGAGTTTGATGCTACTAGCAAATAGTTCTTCCACATCATCAATCTCTTCAACGCCTGTCTCGAACGAATCACTACCAACCTCATAGATCTCAGCAGTGATAGCATAGAATTGGATCTTACCAAACTGGAAGAATGGTTCTTCCTTACCAACAAATTTAATCTCGTAGATATCTTTTGTTAGTGGGAAGTAAAGTAGATCTCCCTCGTTAGGTCTACTCTCAACAGTAATGGTAGGATTGTGCTCTGCTACTTCTTCGTCCCATCTTCTAGTAGATACTCTGAAGATAATTTCATCAGTAATCCTCAAACCAAACTTGGAAATAAACTCAGCGTTGTCTCCAAATCCCATGACGTTTTGAAGCAACATCTCAATTTGAAAATGTTCTTGATACTTAGAGTATCTAACCTCATTAAGAGTGTTATCTTTTAGAGCTACTCTAGGAATATAATATATGTCTGAACCAAACAGTTTAATTTGTTCGTCTACAAGATCCTGTGCGAGACCTTGCTCACCGCTGTGTCCTGAATAGTAAGTTGGAAAGTGGGGACTAGTAGGCATCTTATCCGATCATATCCATAGGTGGGATGGCGTACTTACTGAGAACTTCGCTTTCGATTTTCTCAATCTCGCCTAATGCGTCTGTATACAATTCTCTGCCATTAAGCGTGATACCGCCAGGTAGTTGAACGTTGTTATATTTAATCAAGTTTTGACCCCACTGTCTCTTCATAAGAGCAGTAGCATATTTCTTGACAAACATATCATTATTCATCTCTGTAGCATCTGTAGGATCAGTCATCCTATGTGCCTCAATTACAAGATAGGTATTTTCTTTGAGGAATGCTTTATTGATGTCAAGATATAAACGATCACGACGCTGTGTATATCTGAACTGTTGGAACGAACCATTATTCAGAATCATATCTAGAGTTTCTAGATACTGCTTATTCATAAAGTAGTTGACAATATCAAGAGATCCGAATGCATATAGATCATTCAGGAACATCTGATACTCAACACCAAAGAGATTGGATCTAATTGAGTTGCTGACTAAACCAAAAACTTTACTGACACCAACTACATGATCTGGAACAGGAATATAGTTAGTAGACTCTTCCCAGTCCGCTACTCCGCGTGATGTTGTTAATTTACCATTGAAACGAGTTATGTCATCGGCAGTGATTTCATGCCTCATGAAACATCTCTCCATGCCGTTGTAGCAGTTCTCTTGGAAGAACTGATACGTGTCATCAATAACATTATTTACTTGCTCGTCATCAATGTTGACTTGTAATACAGGCTCACCAAGTTGCCTCTTACAATATGTGATAAGATCAGCTCTTGAATTTGGAGACGCCATTACACACAAAAATCCCTTCTTACCTATTTAGGAAGAAGGGATCTGAGAGTTATTCAGTTAAAGGTTCTTCGGAAGATGTTTCGGGTTCTGCCTCTTGATCACCTGCAAGTAGAACTAAAGTTTCA